TGAAAGAGCGCCGTTCATGGCGACGTTCTCAGGCGCAACAGCAGTCGGTAAAGGTTGAATGGGCATCTTGTGTTATCGGGTGAGATTAGCGGGGAAACTGGATACGCTCAACGGTCAAGTCCAATCCCAGCATAGCGATGTTCGATGACTTTTTGTCGATATTTGGGAGGGTCAGCTTTCTCGGTCGGCAACCTTGCAGGACGATGGGTTCACCGTCAAGCTCAGGCGCTTCGTTACAGTACCGGACGGGCTGAACCGTAACGGTGACCGGAGGGACATCACCTTCGCACCAGATATCGTACCAGGACATCACCGCGCGATCGGCAACATGATCGTACGCTTTGGTTAGCGTACAGTTTGCTACTTTGCGCGGGCCAGGTAGATTCTTGAGTGTGCGGTTCAGGCCGTCGCTGTAGGTATCGCCGGAGTCAGCCTCATCTTCCAAACCTTCGCAGGTTTGCCAGTATTCGGCATAGCCCGGAATGCCGGAAATTGTGACCACGAACATGGATTCGGTTCGTGCGTTTTGGGGTCTAGGCATGGTGGCTACAGGTTAGAACGACTGGTATCGAGAGATGCTGCAACGGCCTGAACTTGCCCGATCGCGGTGCGGATTAGGTTGATTCCCAATTTTTCCAGCGTGGGCGAAATCGCAACATATACGTCAGCATTGACCGCGCCATTCTGGATATCAAAATCGGGATTATTCGATGCGGAGACATTCACGAGATATGCCGCTGATGGGTTTGCGCCATACAGCCCGCCCGCTTGCCAGAGACGATAAAGCAGATTCTCGATCGTCTGACGGATGCGAAGGAAAAGCGCACCACGTCCGTCGATCGCGCTGAATACAACCGAGTTCCACAACGCGGGACGACGTAGCGTGCCGATGATTGTATTGGCGATAATCCGGCCATTTAGCCAGAGGAAACGCGGATCGGTTGCGCGGGTGCGGGAACCGTAGATCACCGTACCGATCGTCGGCAGGGTGCGGGCAACGTTGAGCGATTCGTAATGAGCCGAGAACTCGTTAAACGTGACGCGACGGGTGAGACCGGCGACCGGGACGGGGTACTGACCACCAGCAGGCGGCTCGATGAAGCCTTGCTCACGCCACCGACGAAACGCGGTAGCAGCAACCGCCGCCGATTGCGGAACATTGCCTCCGGACAAGGTGACGAAGTACGGATAAAACGGCAAGGTGCTATGACCTTGGGGTGAGGCATAACCAGCCGATTCACTCGCAGCCGTCGCGATGTCCGTATCGCCTGCGTCGATTAGCGCACACCAATCGAAACCTTCCTCGGCACAATGAGCTTCCATCGCGATTCGGAGTGCTGTGCGATCGCTCGCTTCTAGCGTGGCGAACGCTTCAGGGGCAGCTAGGAATCCTTGGCTATGCTCATCCCGATCAAAAGCGTTCTCGATTGTCCAGAGATAATCGGCTAGCGACGGGGCTGAGGCTGTTGCGTCAACAGTGGCGGTGATCTCCGTGTTGCCGGTGGCCGTAATGGTGACGGTTCCCGGTGCGGACGGGTCAACCCATCGCAGGGAGAAGTCGGTAGCGGTTGCGCCGTAAGCAACAACCAACCCGTTGATCGAACTGCCTTCGTCGTTGATCGCTGCTACAAGCTGAGTGATGAACGACGACACGCTTGCATGGTGAACAGTGTTCACGTTATAGGTGAACACAACGCCAGACACCGTAATAGTGACAACGCCACCGTTATGGATTTCAGTCGGTGTCACCGTGATCGTCTGACCAACGGGAACGCGGACAAACTGAACGATCGCCGCTGCGAAGATATCGAAGATCAGCCCGATCGATAGCCCGGTCGTTGAGGCACTGCCAACACCAAAGCGAGCTTGAGCGTCGTCAAGGCTGACGACCTGAGTTGGGGTTGCGAACAAATCCGGGTCGGCTTCGTCGATCGGGCCAGCGCCGCTACCGAGAAGATAGAGCCGGTCTTGTCGTGCAAATTCGGAGGGAATTAAACCGCTAGCGCCTTCACTGACGTAGACACCGGGCGGCTTGCCAAATGTAATAGAGACTGCCATGAGGTTCTACTTAAAGAGACATTGGGACGTGTCGGAATTTCCAGCCGCGCAAACGATTTGGCCGTAGCGATCGGTCGCCTTCGGAGCGCCACAAGTACGGCAAAGCGGCTGACCTAGTCGGATCAGGAGTTCCGTAGGGTATTGTGACTGCGAGGCAACCGGCTTGATTTCGCAAGCGGGCTCGGAGTTTGGGATTGGCTCGGGTTCGAGAACTAGCGGATCTTCTGTTGGCTCCGTCGATTCTGACGCAAGGATCAGTTCGATCGCTTCCGTCTTGTTGACGTACTCAAGGTCAAGCATTAACGCTAGTTCCCGAACCTCGTTAGCGCTCATATTGGCTAGTTCGGTTCGGGTGTAAGTCATGGCCTATGCGACGGGTAGGTCGGTGGTATGGACGCGGTAAACGCCTACTTGCTCAGATGCGCGGCTCGTAGTGCCTTCGGTTTCCGCGATCGGGGTGCGGATGGGGTCAACGTCGATACCGGCAACACCGCACGCAGAACGCCAGATGTAGGAACGCTCGCTATTGAAGCGGTGGTAGTCGTCTTCAACAATCTCGAACGGCATGGCATCAACTTTGCCAACCGGAGCGCCACCAAAGGCCAACGCTGATCGGGTGAGTTTCGCGCCAGCGCCGGTTGTTTCGGTTTGAACTGCAATATCGCCAGCCGTGCCGGAATCAGCAACGCCAACCGCGTTAGACGAGAAGATGTGGAAACCAGCGAACGAACCGGAGTAACCCGACAGCGTGTACTGGTTCGGTAGGCTCATCGACGGCATAAGCATCTCGCTCAGAGCTTTGATGTCTACGTCATCCTTCGGTGCGCGGCTTTCTTGGATCGAAAGCTTCAGTTGCGCCAACTGCTTCGGAGACACCCAGAGGATGTACTTACCATCGGCAGTGTACGGAGGCACGCCCTCCTCTGCCATGCGAGCGCACAGATTGACCAGGAACTCGTAAGTGAATGTGCCACCGGCGGTCACGCTGCCCGGTGCATCCACAACCGCGCCGTCATTGCTGTACAGCTTACGAGTGGAGCTAAAGTAAATCTCACGAATCACCATGTCTTCCCAATCACGGTAGTTGTGATTGAGGTTTTCGTTCACTGCCGACAACAGCTCGGTCAGCGACGAGGCAAACACGAATTCGGAAACGGCGATCGGGGCTACGTTCTCCGTACCCATCATCCACATCTCGATCGGGATGATGACGCTAGATGATTCGATCGGCTGACGGTTTGTGTTGACCGCGCCGCGATAGGTCGCCTTCCATGCCGAGGCGGTTGTAGCAGCGGTCGTGCGATGGATACGTGGAATCGTTACCGTTTGGCCGGGGGCGGCGTCAGGTCGCGAGTACGGCTTGACGAACTGGTGAAAGATTCGTTGCGGGTTAAACGTTTCACGCAGCTCAGACGAGATGAACTCGCGATAAAGGTGAGGAACGTCAACCGGGGCGGTAATGTCATGCTTGCGAGCACCGCCGGTCAGCAAGCCGTCACGAGCCATCATCTTCTCCATTCCCAAGCGGAGGGCGTGGCGATCGGTCGTGCTGACAAATTCACGAAGCTGGGCGGTATCACGAGTGGAATAGGTGCGGTTCGAGAGGCGATCAGGAACCATCACCGTTCGAGAGTTCTCAAACAGGTTTTTGAAATCGCGAGCCAAACCGTCGGCATGGTAGGCCGGGACTGAATCGGTTTTGATCACGGGGCCGTGACCATCAGGAACGAACCCATGTCCAAGCGCACCGATCGGCACGCCTTGACCGTGCGACATGGCCTCAAACACGCGACCGAGTTGCATTGCGTTTTTCTCAGCTTTTGCCGCGCGTTTCTCGGCTTCGGTAACAGCGTGAGACAGCGACTCAGCGGCTTTGATCGCCTCCTGTTTTTCGCGCTCGATTCGTTCTTTCTCAGCATCCATCTGGGCTTTGTGCGATGCCAACGCTTGCGAGGCTTTGAGGTTCACCATCGCTTGCAGGTTCTCAGCGCTGACGACGATCTCGTCATCATTAGCGGTATCGAGGCCGCTAGGCGCGTCGTGCTTCAGTGGTTCAGTTGTCGCACCCGGATCGACCGCTTCGGCCTGGGGTGCTGTCGGTTCTTTTGCCATTACGGTATCCGAATGCGTTAAAGGTTGGGGGGAAGCAGGAGCTTCGACAGACATGGCACTGAGCCGAGCTTCGGCCACAGCGCTTGAATCGGCGATCGGGGTTTCCGCGCTTTTCGCCGCGTCTGCGTAGAGCGATCGAAGCTCACTCAATACGTTACGTGCTGTCATCTACTCACGTTGAAATGTTTGATATCTATATATTGACGCAATCGCCTGGAATGCTTTGACCTGTCATCACAACTCAACTACGGCAACGTCCAGCACTTATTTCAGCACTCCCGACGCGCATTAACGTACAATGTGTTTGTTGTGTATATTTCGCCCTTTTGGGGTTAAGCAGGATGGCTCGAAAGCGTTGGACAGCCGATGAGGTGGATAAAATATACGACCTTGTGTGCTACCACGGCACGCAGGAGGCCGTGAGATTGTTTCTGCAATGGCAAAAGGAAAATTCCGATCGCGATGGGCACGATCGGACGCTCACTCAGGTAGTCTCAAAAGCTGAGGATGTCCGTGTTGTGTGTCCGCAGATTGATCGGTTTTCCGTCGCTCAGTGGTCGCGAATTCTTGGGGTAAGCCGAAACCAGGCTTACCACGCATTGCAGCGCTACACATCCCGAGCAGAGCTGGGCTATGACAAGGGCGTTTCAACAACAGCAGTTCGCAGAGTGGCGAAGCGAAATCCTTTTCTGCTGTGCGGAGCAGACCGAGAAGCTGTCGCAGCTTTTTTGGGCGAAAATTACGTGCAATACGTCTTGGATCAATCCCCTCGCAGAACTCCCGTAAAGAACTTGGACACAGGAAAAGTGTACCCAACCATTGCGGAGGCGGCCAAAGATGTTTATGTTCATAAATCAACATTAGCGAGAAGCTTTCGGTATGGCTACAAATGTGCGGGTTATCGTTGGCAGAAAATATCCTAAGCAACAAGTCTGGCAGGTACACACTCATTCCCCAGAAGTTTAATGATTGAATCAATGCATCCCAATCTCATTTTCAACCCAGACGGAAACGACGATACAATTCACCGAACAATCTGGTTTGGTGAAACAACAAACCTAATGCAGCTCAACGATGTTCGATACAATTGGGCGGTCGGGCTGTACAAGCAAATGCGTCAGAACTTTTGGATTCCCGAAAAGCTTGACCTAACCTCGGACGTGACGGATTACGTCAATCTGACGCCGAAAGAACGCCGTGCATTTGACGGGATTCTTAGCTACCTAACGTTTCTCGATTCAGTTCAAACTTGCAACATTCCTCATCTTAAAAGTAGCGTTACTGCTCCCGAAGTTTCGCTGTGTATGGCAGAACAAATCAGCCAAGAGGGGATGCATAATCAGTCATATCAGTACATGATTGAAACGATCGTTCCTTCCGATCGCCGATCAAATGTTTACGACTTTTGGCGGACAGATACGGTATTGCGCGATCGATGCAAGTTTATTGCGGGGATGTACCAAGCGTACATTGACAGCCCAACGCAAGAGAATTACTTTACTGCTTTGGTAGCGGACTACTTGCTAGAAGGCTTGTACTTCTACAATGGATTTTGCTTTTACTACAACCTGGCAAGTCGTCAGCTTATGCCAGGGAGTGCCGACATTTTTAAGATGATCAATCGTGACGAATTGAGTCACGTTCGGCTGTATCAGAAAATGCTCCCGGAGGCGATGCAAACATTCACTCATTCGGTTGATCGCGTTTACGAAATGTTTGATGCTGCGGTGCAACACGAATGCTTGTGGTCGAACCACATTATCGGAGACGACATTCTCGGTATCACATCAGAAAGCACGGAACAATACACCAAGTACTTAGCAAACCAACGGCTACGGGCGATCGGGCTACAGCCGCTTTACGCTGATGAGGTGTTCACCAAAAACCCGTATTCTCATCTCGAAAAATTCGCAGACACGAAGGCCGACGGGTCAACCAAAGCGAATTTTTTTGAGGCACAAGTTACCAGCTACATGATGAGCAGCAGCGTCACAGGATGGGACGAAATTTAATGGCAAGCCAACTAGAACAGCTACAGGCGATCGCGGATCAGCTCGCAGCGGACAACCCCGATCATATGCCCTTCACGATTGAAAAACGCGGGAAAGCATTCTGGGCAATACCTGACGAACCGCGCTATTTTCACGACGAAGGCGATTGTCTTGGGAATGATCCGGAGGTAGCCGAGCGCGTGCTACAGGCGATGTACTGATGGACATTCGTTTCATTCATCACGCAATCAACTTGAGGTCAGGTGGGTTCCGTGTTCGCCTCATCAAGCCTTCCCCCTCTTTTCCACGGGGCGGTATTCGAGCGTGGAGTCAATGGCATGGCTATCTTGGAGCGATGTACTTCGATCCTGAACGCGGCTACATGGCTACTTGCAATTTCTGGACAAAAAGACTAGCTAGTTTTAGTCGATAAAAACCACCAAAAAGCCCGTCAATTACGACGGGCTTTTTGGTGGTTTTTAATCCGGTTTCACCAGCGCTCGAACTGCGGTCATCAGCGTGGCGTTTTGCGTGACCAGCGACTTGCAAATTTCTCGCAGAGCTTCGGGGTCGGCTTTCTCAATTTGGCGTTTTTGCTGTTCGACCATGAGCTGAGTTTCCATGCTCAACGTTAGGTCAAGTTTTGGGAGTATCATTTCATGCCTGCCAGTGGTGATCAAAGATATGGATTCCGCCCGGTTGATGAGCAAGAATTGCGATCGCCTCGGCCAAGCGGTTGAAGTTGTTAGCGATACGTCCCGACGGTGTGCTTTTAGATTTGTACATCAGCTCGCTATCTGCCGCCATGATAATCGGCAATACTTCATCTTGCACTCGGTTAATTTCGCTTGGCGTGGGTGGGTAACCGCGATCGCAAAAACGCTGAATGTAAAGCGGCACACTCACGCTTAACGCAGTCGTCATCAGATCAGTCGCCATTATTTTCGGTGATTTGAATGAGCAAGTCGATGTAGTGGCGAGCCTTTTTGAGATCTTCGATCGGCGTCCCTTTGTGCTGAAATCGGTCTAGGTATTTCCATACATTAAATCGGCACGCGGCGATCGTTGCATCAGCGCCGTAGTGATTCAGGAAGGTCTCGAACGGTGTTGAGCGTGAGTGTTGGTAATGTCCAGGCGTTTCCATACTGTCTCCCTACACGGCAAACCCCGAACGAATTCGGGGCGGGTTCCGGCGATCCTGTGACTTGGGGTCGAGCGATCGGGGTTCTCTTTGAGATGCGTCAATCATACGTGATACTGACAAAAATGCCTAAAAGTCGAAACGCCC